CGCACGTTCCGCATGGCGCTCTCGGCCGCCCGTCTGCAATGTCTTGACGACATGCGCTTCTGGGCGTTCGACTCGTTCGAAGGACTGCCGCCGTCGGAGGGCCACGATATGCCCGGATGGACTGCAGGCGCGCTTAAGACGAGCGAGCAGGAGTTCCGGCGCCTTGTGAGCGAGCACGGCGTCTACGTTGATGCTGTAGGTGTCGTCAAAGGTTTCTACGCCGACACGCTGCAGCAACTTGTCGCCGCGAATTGGCGTGCCGCCATGATAACGATCGACTGCGATCTTTATGAAAGCGCCGCCCCCGTCTTCAAGTTCATCGAGCCGCTGTTGCAGGACGGCACTCTTCTCTACGTCGACGATTTCTTCAGCGGCTACCGCGGCAATCCCGGCCGGGGCGTCGGCCGCGCGCTTGACGAGCACACTCAAATCAGCCGCTTTGGTTTCGTCCCGCACATGCAGATCGGCTGGGGCGGCCGCTCCTTCATCGCGTGCGCTTCGTGAAGCTCTCGATCCTCCTGCCGAGCATCCGCGAGCTGGCGTGCCACCGCACGCTCGCCAACATCTTCCTGACGACGCGCCCCCCTTACGAAGTGGTCGTCGTTTCCCCCTTCCCGGTGATCGGCCCTCGCGTCATCTGGGTGAAAGAGGAGGCGCCGACCGGCAGCGCGCGGGCGCAGGCGGTGGCGGCGAAAGCGGCGACAGGCGACCTCCTGGCGGCGATGGCCGACGATCGCTCCTTCGTCGCCGGTTGGGACGTTCTTTTGCGCGAGCAGTTCCTTAAGCGGGAGCTGCGCCGCGACCGGATCTTCTGCATGGGCTTGCGCCATGTCCGCTCGCGCCTGGTGGGCACCGTCTTCGGCTTTTACTACCCGTACTTTCCCGTCATTCGCCGCTCCGTCGGGATCTGGTACGATCCCATTTTCCGTGCCAATTTCGGCGATTGCGACCTCGCCCTTACGGTCTGGAGCACCGGCGGCGCCTGCGAGTTCGGCCCCTCAGTCCTCGAGGTGGACCCAAGCGACGCCGTGCGCGCCGTGCCGGACGATCACGAAGAGGAGATGAGGAAGTTCGCGCTGCGCTGGAGTCCAATCTTCGGCGAAGGATGGCCTACGGCCAAATTGCGGGACTTCAATATAGATGTGGACCCCGACCGCTTTCTGCGCGCCCGGCACACGATCGAGAACAATTGGCCGGGCTTCGCGCGCTTGCGCGCCGTTCGCGGCGGGTTCAGTATACCCGGCTTCGGACGCCGTATTTTGAGGAGAGCAGGAATATGACCGACGAAACGCTGGTTGCACAATTAAAGGAAGTCGGCGCTCATTTTTGCCAACTACAAGAACAAGCCGACGAGCGCGGCTTAGAGGTACGAATCGTGCAGATGTACTACCCGCACTCGTACAAGTCCAAGAAGGAAATCACTTCCGGCCCGAAATATATCGTCGAGGTTCGAAAGCTGGTGTGACCTCGCCCAACGTCGACTTTTTCCTGCGGGAGCACCTGAAGGCGTCGCCTGATAGCGTCGCGCGCATGGCGTTCTTTCTGGACCGCGACGGCGTCTCGCAGAAGAAGATCGCGCAGCAATTGGACGTGCCTGTTGCCGATGTGCCCTGCCTGATCGCCACGGGGCGCATGCTCGTTCCCGCCCGGCGCCGGTGACATCGCTCAACGAACAAGTCCTGAAGATCATCTCGGGCGACCGCGTTCGCGCGCACAACACTATCTTCGCCCATCGCCACCCTCTGCCGACCGCCCCCTTCCAGGCGGAGATCATTCGCGCGTTCCACTCCGATCATCCCCGCGTCGTCTGCGAAGCGTTCCGCAAGGCGGCGAAATCCACCATTGCCGAGGAGACGCTATGCCTCGGCGCAGGACTGGTGGAGTTCAAGAATGCGCTCATCATCGGCGCCAGCTACGACCGTGCCTGCGAGCGGCTCGAATCCGTCAAGCACGAACTGGAGACAAACGCCGACCTGGAGCAAGCCTTCGGCGTCCTCAAATCCGACGCTACCTGGACCACCGACAAGATCATCTTGGCGAACGGCGTCGTGATCCAGGCGAAGGGCGCCGGCCAATCTCTCCGCGGCGTCAAGCACCATGCGCAACCGCCCGATTTCGTCATCGTCGACGATTTGGAGGATGACGAGACCGTGAAGACGCCGGCGCTTCGCCAGGCGATGCTGAAGTGGTTCTACAAGACGCTGATCGCCGCCTGCACCAAGGAAGCGCGCATCCGCTTCATCGGCAACCGGCTCGATCCCGAGGCGGTTATCGTCAAGGTATCTGAGGACGCGGAGTGGAAGCATCTCATCTTCCCTATCCTATACCGGGACCTTGATACTGGAGAGGAGAAGGCGACGTGGCCCGAGGCGTGGCCGCTCGAATGGTGCTGGCGCAAGCGTACGGAATTGTTCCGCCTCGGCCTCGCCGAGGTGTGGAGCCAGGAGTATATGTGCGAGGCGGAGGCGCCCGAGGCGAAGGTGTTCCGGTCGGAACACTTCGCTACCATCGTCCGCACGCGCGTCCGCACGCACCAGCCGACCTGGATCATGATCGATCCCGCCCGTTCCGTGGGCAAGCGCTCCGCGTCGACGGCGATGCCCGTCTTCTCCTGGATCGGCAATCGCCTCGTGGTCTGGGACTGTCCGATCGGCCACTGGCTGCCCGACGAGATTGTCGATCGCATCTTCGCGCTAGACGCCGAGTACCAGCCGGTGCTGATCGGCATCGAGCAGGACGCACTCAACCAGTTCCTGTTGCAACCGATCCGACAGGGGATGATGAAGCGCGGTGTCCTCCTTCCCTTGCAGGCGATGACCGCCAAACGGTACACGCAAGGGCGCGGAAAACTGGACTTCATCAAATCGCTCCAGCCGTTCTTCGCCGCCGGTGAGGTCGAATACGCCCAGCTGCTGCCTCTGCTGACGGGACAGTTTCTGTCGTTCCCGAAGGGGGAGATCGACGGTCCGAACGCTCTGGCTTATGCGCCGCGCATGCGCCCCGGCGCGCCGATCTACGAGGATTTCGCGCCCGAGCATACCGTCGACGATCTATCCGCCATCCCCTTCGTGCCCCTTCAGCTAGCGATCCACGCCCATGGCGGTTTCACGACCGCCGTTCTCGCCCAATACGACGGCCGCCGTCTCCTCGTCCTGGCGGACTATGTGGAGGAAGGCGATCCCGGCCAGGCGGCCGGCGCTCTCGTGCGGCGGGCGAGTGTCGAGGCGCGTGGCCGCGCGCTTCAGGTGACGGTGCCGCCGCAGCACTTCGAGCAGTGGACGAACGTAGGATTGCGGGCCGCGCTCGGCCGCGTCCCCGTCGATGCCAGCATGGGCGGATCGCCCGTCCAGGGGCGGGAGGAGATCCGCACGCTTCTCAAAATGACGGCGCGTAGCAGCCCCGCGGTGGCGGTATCGGCCGCCGCCCGCTGGACGATGAACGGCTTCGCCGGGGGGTATTGCCGGTCGCTGACCGTCAGTGGCGCCCTTGGGGATAAGCCGGAGGACAATTTCTACGCTACCCTCTTCGCGGGGCTGGAGAGCTTCGTGGCTCTGACGCGCGTCGGCTCTGGCGCACCCCTGGTCGAAAGTGATATAGGTGTGAGGAGGGCGCGGGACGGCACTCTCTACCGCAGTGCGATGCGAGACAGGAGCGAGGGATGAGCGGCCTGAACGTTCTGACCTACACGGCGCAGATCACGCTGCCGTCGGGGCAGACCTACACCTATTCTGGTTCGCAGACGCTGGCGGCGACGACGACCGCGGCGCTCCAGGCGGCGGCGACCGCGATGGGCGTCGACATCGGCAATCAGTTGGCGAACGGCACGGCGAACGATCCGTCGCTGGCGGCGCAGCAGACAACCAACTCGGTGCAGAGCTGATGGTCGCCACCGCGCCGATGGTTGTGAGCTACAAGGCGGACGTCGTCTATCCCAGCGGCGAGAAATTTTATTTCGAGGGATCCTTCCCGCTCGCGCAGGGCTCCGATGCCAACGTTCTGACAGCAGCGCAGATTTCGACTGCCACCGCGGCGATCGCCGCCGATATCACGGCGAAGATCAGTGTCGGCACGCCGCAGGTGCCGGTGCTTACAGCGCGGCAGTCGATCGCCCGCGGCCGGACCTGATCCTTGGCCGACGGCGCCGTCTCTTTCGACGACGAAGATTCTCCGCCTCCCAAGAAAGAGAAAGAACTGACGCGCGAGACGGAGCTGACCGTCAAACGCGGCAAGGAAGGGCGCGAGCTCAAAGAGAAGCTCATCAAGCTTTACGCCGACGTCGAGGAAGGCTTCGTCAACCAGGGCGAGCGCTCTGACGATCAAATTGATTATTGGGACGCCTACGAGTGCGACCTTGGAGGCTATCAGGCATATAGCGGCAATGCGCAGGTATTTGTTCCCGTTTTTCACAACGCCGTCAACGCGCGCGCTACGCGGTTCACGAACCAACTGTTCCCCAAGGGCGGACGCTACGTTGAAGTGGTGTCGACCGACGGCGAGGAGCCGCATGCCATCACCGCCCTTTTGGAGCACTATGTCCGGCGCGCGAAGCTCAGGACGGAAGTAGCGTTCCCCCTCTGCATCAACGGCGATGTCGAAGGGCAGTACAACGTCTATGTCTCGTGGTCGACGCAGGCGCGGCACGTCGTCTGGAAAGAAACCAGGACGCCCGAGGTCATGGGCGCGCGCCTGCCCGGTGAGGACGAGCAGGAAGAGATTGTCGAGGACGTTATCCTAGAGGATCACCCGGTCGTCGAAGTCCTCCCCGATGCCGATGTCCTGATTCTGCCGGTGACGAGTAATTCCGTGCCGCACGCTCTCTCCCTAGGCGGTAGCGCGACGATCATCCGGCGCTGGACGAAGGCGCAGCTCGAGGAAATGATCGAGCGCGACGAGGTGATCGAGGAAGAGGCCGACGCATTGCTGAAGGAAATGTCGAAGCAGGAGAAGGATGGCCACGTCGACACGATCAAGCACCATGCGGACGCCGCTGGCGTCAAGGCGAAGGGCAAGGTATGCCTGGGCTACGAGACGTGGAAGGTCTTCGAGATCGACGGCAAGCAGCGCCTGTGCCGGATCTTGTTCGGCGGCGACAAGATCATTCTTTCCTGCCGGCTGAACCCTTATTGGAGCGACCGCTGCCCGCTGATCTCCGCGCCGGTTAGAAAGAAGACCGGCGTGGTCAAAGGGGTGAGCCCGGCTAAGTACTGTATGAAAATACAGTACGCGGCCAACGACGTCATCAATCAAGGCTTCGATAGCGCAACCTATTCGTTGCTACCGATCGTGATGACCGATCCGGCGAAGAATCCCCAGGTGGATACTATGATCTTGGATTTGGCCGCGGTGTGGAAGACATCGCCCACCGACACGCAATTCGCAAAATTTCCCTCTCTGTGGAAGGACGCGTTCGAAATTATAGCTGCATGTCAGGCGCAGATTTTCCAGACGCTGTCCGTCAATACGGCGATGATCCCGCAAGGGAGCAGTAAGGGGGGAAAACAAAATCAGGCGCAAGTGGCGCAGGAGCAGCAGGTCGACATCCTGACGACGGCGGACGCCGTCACCGTGCTTGAAGAGAGTGTGTTCACCGAGATTCTAGAGCGCTTCGCGGAGCTCGACGCACAATATCGGAACGATGAGATCACGGTTAAAGCCTACGGCTACATGGGTATGCGCGCCACCCTCGAGCGTATCCCGCCGCTCCAGCTCGGCCGGCGCTATAATTTCCTCTGGTACGGCGTCGAGCAGGCGCGGAACGCAGCTCAGATTCAGCAGCAGATTGCGCTCATCAACGTCATTCGCGGCGTGCCGCCGCAGATGCTCCCCGGCCGGCGCGTTAACATGGTGCCGGCGATTGAGCACGCTGTATCGGCGGCTTTCGGTCCGCGCCTTGCCCCTCTTGTTTTCGAGGATCTGACGAAGACGCTCTCCTACGATCCCGCATTGGAGAACAAAATCCTTGAGGAAAATCACCGTTGGCCGGTTTCACCGATGGACGACGACGCGAAGCACATCGAAGCGCACATGCCTGTGGAAACGCTGGCGGCAAAACAGCACATTGCGATGCACCGCATGGCGCAGATACAGAAGGCCATGGCGCAGCAAGCGCAAGCAGGCGGAACGCCGGGCACGCCCGGCCAGCCGGGTATCGCGGGCACGCGCCCCGGCGCGCAGCCGCAAGCGACGCGGCCGTCGCGTGGTCCGAACGGCGCTATCGGACCGGAGCAGATGACGCGCGCTGGAGCGCCGGTGCCGCCGCGGCGGGCTTAGTGTTGCGGGCCGGTCGCTACTCCGGCTCTATCCTCATCGGAATGCCGGGGGTGGGATTCGAACCCACGCTCACCCTCTATCGGGTTCGGCCTCAGACTTAGCCGCTTGCCTACCCCGCCAGCCGTGGTCATCAGTCCAGCCGATGGCACTGTCTTTTCCCACGCCGCCGCAACATGCAGACTATAGCACAACCAAATTGCGACAAAAGTACATTCTGCGCATGTGGATTGACTATTTCCTAAAATTCGTGCGTAAATGCGCCATCGTTCGTGGAACCGTAATCCACATTCGTTTGGCGGTAGCGAAAACCGTGGAGTGAGCGATGGCAGAAAAGACGGCCGCAGAGTTGGCGGCGGAGAACCAGGATGACAACGACGCGCCTCAACCAGGAGAAGGCGACGAAGCTGCCGAAGCCGGAGATGGAGCCGACGACGGGGACGCCGCTTCAGAAGGGGACCTGGATCAAGGAGACGGATCAGAGGAAGGAGAATCAGGGGAAGATGCAGAAGAGGTAGCGGCCGAAGTCGAGCCGGAACCTCCGCGGCGCAAAGCTTCGGACGTCATTCGCGCCGAGAAGAAGGCGCGGAAGGATGCCGAAGCCCGTGCAGCGCGGATTGAAGCCGAAGCTGCCGAGGCGCGCCGCGAGGTGGCCGAAGAACGTCGGCGCCGGGAAGAGGCAGAGCGGCGGGCGACCGAGCGGCGGCAGGCCGAGACCGAAGCGGAAGAGGCGGCGCGCGTCGAGCTGATGTCGGAGAGCGAGAAAATCGCTCACTACCGGCAGAAGGACCGCGCGGAGAACGACCGCAAGTACAACGAGTTGCGCTTCCAGCAATGGGACAGCGCGGACCGCAGTGATTTCCGCCAGGCGTGCCGGGACGAGCCGGCGCTGGCGAGTGTGAAGGACAAGGTCGAAGCCGAGTATCAGCGGCTGGTGGCGGCGGGTCGGCCGGTGGCGCGGGAAGTGCTCGCGAACCAGGAGCTGGCCAAGCAGTACCGCGCGGAGCGGCTGAAGACGGGGACGCGGTCGCGTCAGCGCGCCGAGGCGGGCGTGCGGCGCGAGACGACGAAGCCGCCGCGGACGGCGAGCGGCGTGCCGCCGGAGCGGCGCGCTCGAGGCGGAAATGCAGATCCCCGCGCGGCGCGCGCGGAACGGTTGAAGGACGTGATTCTCTGACGGCGGGCCGCGCCCTCCGTCTCTTACGGAGGACGTGAATGAATATTGGTCCGGTTGCGCAGTTTGGGATTTCGCGCGGTCCCTCGAATGGGTTTTCGAGCCGCGTCGATGAATGGGGCGTTTATCATTCGCCCAACGTCGCTTTCGCGACCAACGTCCAAGGGCAGTTTACCGCCGACATAGAGGCGTACATCGCGGACGAGGTGCTGCCGCTGGCGCGGCGCCAGTTGGTAGCCTACCAGTTCGGCGATCCCCTCACTCTTCCGAAGGGGCGAGGGCTGCAATATACGGCGACGCGGTTCAACCGCCTCCCGCTCCCCTTCGCTCCCCTTTCCGAAGATGTACCGCCCGTTGGCGCCTCGTTGACCATCGCGCAGGTGACGGCGACGGTGCAGCAATGGGGCGATCAGGTCATCATCACCGACGTCGCCGAGCTGACGATCAAGCATCCGCTGATGAAGCAGGCGAATTTCTTGATCGGCCTCGAGATTGCCGAGCTCTTCGAGCGCAACACCTACAACGCGCTGATGGCCGGCACGCAGGTCAATTACGTCAATTCCAAAGGTTCTCGCGCTTCTTTAGCGTCGACCGACGTGCTCGATCCGCACACCGTCAACCGCACCGTCGTAGCGCTTAAGGACATCGGTGCGCCCCGCTTCCTGGGGGACGAGCAGACGGATACGCGGATCGACGCCGAGGCCGGCGGCTTCCAGCGCCGCGCGTCCGAAGCGCCGCGGACGATGCCGCACTACGTCGCAATCGCCAATCCGAAC